CTGTTATTAATCCATAGTCATCACTTGTGAATGTAACAATGGAAGATTCGTTATAATCGAATGTTGCAGACTCAGCAGCACCACTAGCACTGAATAGTGATCCAGAACCAACCCAATCTCTAGTTCTAGATAGAATACCAGTACCACTTAGATCACCAAGTGATGTGTCTTCACCAAACTCAGTAGAAGTCTTACTCTCTACAGCTCCACCAGCACTGAATAGAGAACCACCAACAATAGGATCTCTGAATACAACAGAATCTGTACCAACACCTGATGTCTGAAGTGTTCCTGTTAGAGGATATATTGTAGAAGACCAGATTATTGTTCCGTAATCATCTTCACCTTCTTGGATGTTAAGGTCACCATACTCACCAAATACTGTTGCATTATCAACAATATTACCTTCATCCTCAGTAGAGAATACGTTAATAGAAGTCTCGTTGTAATCCCATGTAACAGACTCAGCAGCACCACCAACACTAAACAATCCACCTGTACCTGGAGGTGCAGTCCAAACAAACTTATAGGTGTTACCAATAAACTGAGGTGCGGTAAAGATATCAAATAATGCTGTACCCTCAGTTGGTTGATAAGCAATACTTTCAGCAGCACCACCTATACTGTATAGAGAACCAGAACCAATTTGTGCGTAGATTGGAACGTACTTAACATCCCCTGCTTCTTCCTGTGTCTTCTCATCACCTGCAACTGGGAATGTACCAAATGGTTCAGTCTCATAGAGTGGAGATAGTTCATCAATCTCTGCTTGTGTCCATAGAGGTCTTGTTAGACTTAAGTGAATTGATCCAAATGGATCAGAAGTAGATGTAAATATAATCTGTCCCTGATCATACTCTCCACCATACTGAGGTTCTATTACAGAACCATAGTCATCAACTACAGTTACAGAATCAACTATCAATCCATTATCATCTGTTGCATATGAGATAATTGATGATTCGTTATAATCAAATGTTACCTTCTCAACTCCACCACCGACACTGAACAATCCACCTGTGCCTGGAGGTGCATTCCAAATAAACCTATAGGTGTTACCAATAAACTGTGGAGCAGTGTAGATATCAAATAGTGTTGTAGCATCACCAAGTTCTGTCGTGCTAACACATTCACCAGCTCCACTAGCACTGAATAGTGATCCACCTTGTGTAGGATCTCTGAATACAATAGCATTTGGTGAAGTACCAGAAGCTTGAAGTGTTCCTGAAACAGGAAGAACTGTGCTAGTCCAGAATACCCAACCATAATCATATTCACCACCAGACTGAGGTGCAGTAATAACTGTACTATCATCAAAGACAGTAGCAGCATCTGTTATAAGACCACTATCATGAGTAGTAAATACAACGATAGAATTCTCATTGTAATCATATGTTATAGACTCAGCTGCACCACCGATAGCTGGTACTGATGCATAACCAGTGTAATTCCAGCAGAAGCTATAGGTGTTACCAATACTTGCAGGTGAAGTATAGATATCGAATAGTGTTGTAGAATCTCCAAGTTCTGTTGTAGATACACATTCAGCAGCACCACCCACAGTTGGTATAACACCACCACCTGCAGGTGCTCTCCAAACAAATCTATATGTCTGACCAATAAACTGAGGTGCAGTGAAGATATCAATAGATCCTGTAACAGGATATACTGTTTCACCATAGATTACTGAACCATAATCATTCTCTGCTTCTTGTGGAAGTGCTATACTACCATCATCAAAATGATCAGTTAGATAATTTGTAGCATCTGTTATTAATCCTTCATCCTCAGTAGTGAAGGTAACAATAGAAGACTCGTTATAATCGAATGTTACAGACTCAGCAGCTCCACCGACTCTGGACATAGAACCAGAACCAATCTCACGGAAGGCAGCAGTTGCAACCATGCTACCAGCATAGTATCTACCACCAACTATCTGGAATATACCAGTTGTATTTGGTTCTACTGTTACACATTCAGCAGCACCACCAACTGAGAACAATGAACCTCTACCAAACTGACCCCAGATAGGTTTGAAGCGAACATCCCCAGATTCTTCTTGTGTCTTCTCATCTCCTTCTTGTGGGAATGTGCCGTATGGTTTAGTCTCATAGAGTGGAGATAGTTGATCAATCTCTGCCTGAGTCCACAATTCTCTTGTAAGACTGAAGATAAATGTTCCCTGTGCAGAATTAACAGTAGAAGTATAAACAACTAAACCATAATTCTCTTCACCACCATACTGAACTTCTGTAACATCACCAAGATCAACATCAGTAGTAGAAGCATCTATTATAAGACCACTATCTTCACTACTGTATGGTACAACTGTACTATCATTGTAATCAAATACAACTTTCTCAACTCCACCACCAATTCTGGACATAGCACCAGAACCAGTCTCCCTGAATATTACATAATGGGAAGCAGAACCACTAAGATCTCCCAATGAAGTATCTTCACCGATCTCAGTAGTAGTTGTACTCTCAGCAGCACCAAGAGCAGTGAATATAGATACAGGATCTGCAAAATATCTTCTCTGGAAGGAATAAATCTCACCAAAGAACTGTACATTGGAGATGCTATATGATCCAACTAGAGGATATGCAACAGAACTATAAAGAATAGAACCGTAATCATCTTCACCCTCTTGTATATCAGAAACATTACCTTGATCCGTCCACTCTAGTAATGCAAGTATTGTTCCATGATCAGTTGATGAGTATGGAACAATGGATGATTCATTATAATCGAAGGTGACTCTTTCAGCTCCACCACCAATTCTAGATATAGCACCAGATCCAATTTCTCTGAATGTTGCTTGAAGGTTAGTATATGCACCAGAATAAGTAAACAGTGCAATATCTTCAACTGGTTGATATCCAACTGCTTCGGAAGCTCCTCCCATACTGAAGAGGTTACCACTCTGTACGAATCCATGACCCCAAGTAAATGAGTAGGTATCGAAGTTATGACCCTCAGTAGAAGAAAGACCTGGATTATCTGGTTGGAAGTAATTCTCTGGAGTTGAATCATGAATAACTTTAGGATCTGTACGAACCTTAAATCCACCCATTGAGGTTGCAACACCCTCATGCCAGACATACCACCAGTTCTCTGATAACCATCCATCAGTAATAAGACCCCAATTCTCCGAGTCAACTGGACTATCTGTTATTGATCCCCAGTTCTGAGTACTGTATCCAATAGTAGCAGTTTCATCATATCCATATGTTCTTAGTATTGCTACACCACCAGTTACAGGTAGAGAACCAGATCCTGTCCAATGATACTGGAACTTAAGATTGCTATATGCACCAGACCAATTGAATAGAGTTGTCTCTCCTCCAACTACACTATCAGTTCTACACTCAGCAGATCCACCAGCACTGAATAGAGATCCAGATGCAGTCCAATGTGCTACGCTAGTTGTAAGGTCTTGTCCAGTGATATGGATAGATCCTTCACCTTCCCAATACCTAGCGTAAGTACCATCTCCTTGAATATCATAGAGACCATATATTTCATATGATCCAGTATTTGCCTCTACGTTATTCCATATAATTCCACCACGATCAAATTCACCAGCAGTAACTGGTTTAGTTGTTGTACCAAGATCTTCAGTCTCACTAAATCCATACCAAACTAATCCATTATCTTCTATCTCTAAATTAAATCCTGTTACCTTCGTATAATCTTGTACAAACTTCTCAATACCAGCACTTCCAATTGAAGTGTTACCAGACATGATCTCACGACTTGTCTGTGAGTATGTCTCTCCACCAGTTAAACTGAATAATGTTGTCTTGTCTCCAAATTCTGTAGAGGTCTTGGTCTCAGAAAGACCACTTGCAGCGAATAGACCACCTGAACCTGTTCTGTCTGTAGTAAAGCTATAAGTATTAAATTCTGCCCAAGGTGCATTACTAAACTTATGATATGATGTTGCACCTCTTACATCACCTGTATTGTATACAAATCCCCAAGATTCTTCTCCTCCAGACTTGGGAGCTGTAATATCTCCAAAATCCAAAAGACTTGGGACTGCATCGACAGCTCCCAAGTCTTCTGTGGTGAATGGTACGAATAAAAATTCGTTCCAATCTAATGTTGTTGTTACTTCACAAGTACCAGATACAGTAAGCCCACCAGAACCTACCCAGAACGCACTGCTGCGTTCCATACCACCGCCCATTTCAAATAGGGATCCAGTACCAACCCAGATCTTTCTAATTCCTTCTAAGGCGGTAGAGGCAAGGTAAGCAGTTCCATCAGCAACATAATTACCCTTACTTAAACTCTCGGATGATATTCCACCAGATATAGTTGCTGTTCCAAATGGATAGTTATCTGCTGATATGGAGATTTCTCCATAACTATCTTGACTTAAATTACTTTCTGCTTCCAAATTTGTTGGAGCATCACCTATCGATCCATAATCATCCGTTACGTTAAGGACAGTAACATCGCCATAACTTTCGGTAGAATATAGAGAAATTGTATTTGAATCGTAGGTGTATTTGTTCATACTTTACGAAAACAATAAGAAGGGGGTGGAATATCTCCAACCCCCAACCTAATATACTTAATAGTATTAGTGATCAGTCAAGGCTGATGTTCAATGTAACCTTAATTTGGTCACCGTTGTTCTGAATTGGGTATGGACCATTTGTAAATCTTTCAGCGAACATTATGCTGCTGTAAAGAGTTAGGTTACCAGTTCCATCCAATGCAGGAGTTGTGGTGAATGTTGATGTTGAAGGTGTACTAAAGATTGTGTATGTATTTTCAGTAGTTGTAGTGTTTGAAGTACCACGTGCAATGTAAATAACATCGCCTGGTTGTAAACCGTGAGCTTGAGTAGCAGTTACTGAAGTATAGTCAAGTGTAATACTTGGGTCAGTAGCACCCTGAATGTTATCAGTTAGAGCAACAGAAGCGTTAGAACTATCTACAAGATAGATACGGCGAAGAGCACGATCAATACCACCAATAACTGTACCACCAGGAACAGCAGCGTTACCACCAATAACCATTCCGATTGTAATGTTATCCATTACAGAAGCTACGTTAGGAAGTGTGATGTAGTCGTTACCAATAACTCCAATACACACGTTTGTAACATCACCCTTAGTTAGAGTAGTAGCAGCAGCACCTGAAGCAGCATCAGCAACACCTTGAATCGCAAGAGGCATATTGTTTGCTCTTACAATGTAGTAACCGTAGACATTACCAGCAGCAGCATCAAATGTGAAAGTCTGTTCTGGGTAAGTAGCAGTTGTTACAACACCAGCAGTAGCATCTTGATTAATTTTCCACTGCCCACCATTTAGGAGAATACCAGTCTGTCCTGTATAATCGTAACGTGATTCAGTACGATTGTTTATACAATAAGGATAACCTGTATTTATAGTTTGACCATACTGGTTTGTATTACCATCTTGATATGGTTCATAGTATGCTGTCGCACTAGGCACATCACCTTCAGCAGGGGTCGTGTCAGTAGTGTAAAGCTTAAGAATTAGATCCCTTGGTGCATTATCCTCTCTATCCAAAACAAAGTTGTTCTGGTTAACGAGATAACGAAGTGACTCAAGTTCGCCAATATTAGGTACTAGCAGTGCCATTTAATTTGTCTCCGAAAATCGTTGTGTGTTGCTTGCTTACGTTTATTTATAAAATAATCGTCCCTCGATTATTTATCAAAGGAAAACTTTAAGAGATAACATGAATCTCCTAATCTGGTTTACCTGATCAACTCGGAACCGTAGCATATCCCCAGCTATTAAATCTTTATCCCAACTACTTAAGTTATCACCACTTGCTTTCAAGTTTCCATTAATCTGTGGTTTATCACCACCACATATAGTTTGGAAGTTAGGAAAATCATTGAATGTACATTTCTGTATATCCATAATAAGAATACCAACTACATCAGAAGTTAGTGTCCACGACTGGATTCTTCCAGTTACATCTATCTGCAGTTCACCTTTCTCTCCAGTGTTCATATCTACAGAACCACTACCATAAACAAAATTAATTGTTCTGGTAAGATCTGCAGTTGTTGATTGAGCAACAGTGAAAAGCTTATCTCCAGCAGAAGGTGCAGTTGGGAATATTATCTTACTCCCACTAACAGTATAATCTACTCCTGGATGTTGAAGTAATCCATTAATAGAAACAATTAACTGTCCTTCATTTGTTGGAAAGTATGCAGTGCCTCCTTCTGTTAAATCAAATTCTGTCCTCGTTCCATCGAACTGAGCAGTAAAATCATCAAGAACCGCATTGTTATTCTGCAAATACTTTGCAGGTATATCATAATTTACACCAACTGCAAATTTCTTCTTGGCTTCAGAAACTATGTTATAGTTTTGAGACTGTACTGATACGTTATAGGTAGGCATCAGGAAACTCCAGGTGTTACTTCAAGTATTCCTTCAATAACTCTAGACTTAGTACCCGAAGGTGCAGTCAAGAGAATATCATAAACATACCTTCGAGCTTCTAAGGTAGCTGATGTAGTATTAGGAAGGGTTATTGATAATTGTCCGTTATATCTGTCTGGAAAATCAACTGTAAAATCTGTGGATGTAGATGAAGTATAACTTCTTTTCAATTTCGCTACAGCACTATAACCAGTTAAATTTAACGGTGTTGTATTCGCTTCATTCTGAATATTAAAGGTCGCACTAAAGTCGGTTCCTTTCTCACAAATTAAATTTATTGGTATAGCAGCCATCTGACATATAAAGAACCCCTCACTATTTAGCGAGGGGGAACTTTGTTATTCTGTTGGAGGTGTTTCTGGTGTTTCTGTTTCTGGTTTTGGTAGCGGTTCAGCATTAACTTCACCAGTTAGAATACCAAGAGTTTCTAGTCCACCCTGAAGCTTTGTACGATATTCTCTAAGACGAATAAGTTCTGTCTCTGCCTTAGAAATTTTCTCGTTAGCATCAGCAAGTTGTTTGGTAAACTCTTCTCTCAACGCAGCTGGTTCCATAGTAGGAGCCTTTGGTGTTTCAGTCATAATAAGTGATCGATCTTACTTATTTATTATAGCATGAATCATCGATTTTAGCTCAGCGAGTTCGGATTTTACCATCTGTAATTCCATATCAGAATATTTTGATCGAGCTCTTGCTGCTCTAATCTGATCAAATGCTTTCTTATCCTTATTGATTATAGCACCAGTTTCTGAGTCTCTATAAAGACCGTCCTCACCTTCTACTTGGATATCCATTAGAAGGATGCTACTGCTCTTATATCTTGTAGTTTAGGTACGTATGCTGGATTATCAGAATTCATAACAACCTTAACTGCAAAAGAAGTAAACTCAGGTAAATTAGAAATACTAAATGGAATCTCCTGATAAGAATCTTGCTTCTCAAAGAGACCAGATATTTCATTCTCTGGAGTAGGAGCTAATTCAATATCAGCCTTACCATCTTCGTTAAAGAACTTCCATTCAATATCATCAAAATTAACTTCACTTGATTCTTCTTTAATCTTATAAAGAACTTTAATATCATCAATATTTCTTAAGTTAGCAGTAAGCTTAACATCGATTGATGTACCTGGATTATCTATAGCAATCTCCTTAGTAACATACTTAGCAATACCAGAAGTGTTCTTAGAAGAATCTTCAGAAACATGTCCCACACCATTTTGTAATGATGCAGTCTTCACTTCCCACCATGTTTCAGTATTAGCATCCTGTCCAACGAATTGAAGTAGATCTGTAACTCTGAATATATCATTCTCTTGATCTGTTGGATCTTCCTTTCTACTATAAGCTGAAAGACCTGTTACTTTGGAAGTAAAATCATCATTAATAGGTTGTTTGTTATTAAACAATACCAATTCTTGAGTCTTAGCATTCCATTCAACAACTGTACCACTAATCTTATCTAGATATAGATCATCAGTAGTATCTGAACCTGTCTT